AGAGTTTCTACCCTTACATTTGGCAATTTAATAACCCGCATAATAACCCGCATAATAACCCGCATATGGCGATTAAAGGAGAAAAGTAATGAATATTGCTGAATTGGCACAGAAGATGAATGACGTTGAATTGGTGCAGATGAGGTTTGGCTCTCAGCAGATGGTGGACGTGTATGATCTAATCCGCATTATGCAGGGTGATCCTACGACAAAGAAGTTGACGGAGGATGAGTTGGAAGAAGCGAAAGAGAATTGCGCTGAAGTGATGCAAGAGTTCTTGGAGTTGCGCCATGAAGCAGTAGCTCTGAAGCGCAATCTGCAGTTTTACGTTAGAGAACGTAACGATCTTGAGGTGCATTTTCTTCAGACGCATGGCCGTCAAGCGTACAGAGAATTTAGGGCTGAGATGGACGAGCGTCATGCTGAAGATGCGCGTAAAAGTAAACTCGCATCTAAACCCGCATATAAAACGCATATGTGGATTAAAGGAGAATGATGATGAATCGTAAGGACATAGAGTTACGAGATTGGTATGCTGGCTTGGCGATGCAGGCGCTCATAGGTGTGCGTGAGTGGAACTCTCATAACGGAGAATTAATAGTTTCAGAGGCACTTTACATGGCCAAAGAGATGATGGAGCAGCGGCAGACGGGAATATTCGCTGAAATGGACGCTGAAATAGCCGCTGTAATGGCCTCTAAAACGGAATGAACGCTGACCTGACGACGGACGACTTGCTGGCGGAGCTGGTTGCCCGCGAAGAGGCGATGGCGTCGTTTGCGAAGTATATTGAGTATGTGAGTGGGCTGAAGCCTCCGCCGCACTTAAAGCTGATCTGTGATAAGCTGGACGATGTGGCGAATGGTAAGATCCAGCGGCTGATGATTTCTATGCCGCCGGGGCATGGTAAGTCGTTTGCCGCGTCGCATTACTTCCCGGCGTATTACCTTGCGAAGAACCCGACGAAGAACGTGATCTTCAGTACGCACAAGCAGGAGCTGTCGGATTCGTTTGGTCTGAAGGTTCGTAACGTAATTAAGGGTGACGAGCATCGGCGGTTATTTCCGGGTGTAGGGATTAGTGCCGACAAGACGGCGGCTGGCGAGTGGATGACGACGCAGGCCGGTGGTTATCACGCTACGGCTGTCGGCGCGAACGTGACGGGTCGGCGCGGGGATATATTGATTGGTGACGATTTGCTGTCTGGTATTCAGGCGGCTGAGTCGGACAGTGAGCGTAATAAGTTATGGGCTTGGTACGGTGCGGATTTTTTCACGCGCCGTAAGAACAAGGATACGCCTATCATCCTGATAGGAACGCGCTGGCATTTAGGCGACCACATGGGTCGCTTGGATCAGGGCGAACGGGATGGTGAAGGCGAGAAGTGGGAGCGGGTGATTTTGCCCGCGCTGGCGGTGGATAACGACATTTTGGGGCGAGAGCCCGGAGATGCGCTGTGGCCGGAACAGTTTCCGAAAGAGGAACTGGAAAAGATCCGCCGCCAGCCTTCCACGACGAGCCGTATCTGGTCGTCACTGTATCAGCAGAATCCGGTTGTGGATGCTGGTGGTATCATCGATCAGCGGTGGTTTAAGTGGTGGCGCTCCCCTGATCCGCCGGAGGTGAAGTACGTCATACAGTCATGGGATACGGCGCTGACGGCGAACAAGACATCGGCGTTTAGTGCGTCCACGACATGGGGCGTGTTTGACGATGAGAACGATATACCGAATCTGATACTGTTGTCGGTGTGGCGCGACCGGGCGGAGTGGCCTATACTGCGGCGCATGGTGCAGCGCATGGCGATTGATTACCGTGACGATAACTATCGCGTACCGATCAAGGTATCGAAGAACCGCAAGCCGGATACGGTGCTGGTTGAAGCGAAGGCAAACGGCCAGATGTTGATTCACGACTTGGGCCGTGCAGGAATTGTTGCAACGCCATTTAATCCTGATAAGTTTGGTGATAAGATGGCGCGTGTGCGGTTGGTGACTGACTTGATTGAAAATGGTAGAGTATGGCTACCGGCGATGAAGCCGTCATATGATGAGTTGCGGCCTTGGGCTAGAGATTTTATGGAACAGTGTGTGCAGTTTCCTGCAGCTGATTCTAGGGACTGGGTTGATACGATGACAATGGCGTTCTTGCGTGTTAAACAGTCTGGCTGGGTTCATAACACGGATAACCCGTATGAAGAGGTGTATGACGTACCGCTTGAACGCGCTGCGTTTTATTGATAGGAGGCAGAATGGCCCGTAAACCAATGACACTCGCAGACACGCTACGTCCCCAGTTCGAGGGCATTGGTGGTATTGACGTTGAGATGCCTGAGGGCGAAGCAGAATACGAAATTGAAACGGGCGGCCCTGAGATGGTCGATGGCGCTGAGATCACCGAAATGGATGATGGTGGCGTTGAGGTTGATTTTGATCCAGAGGTAGATGAAGAAGAAGAAGCCGAACACGAATCGAATCTAGCGTTGCACATGGACGATATGGATTTGAATGCTGTTGGTGAGATGTTGCTCAGTGGTGTTGAAGAAGACAAGCAGTCACGCAGCGACTGGGAAAACACGATGTCTGAGGGCATTAAGCTGATGGGTCTGAAGATTGAAGACCGCACCACGCCGTTCAAGGGTGCGTGCGGTGTTTACGATCCACTCTTGGCGGAAGCTGTTGTGCGTTGGCAGGCTGTGGCTTGTGGTGAACTGTTGCCAGCCAGTGGCCCTGTGAAGACGCAGGTCATTGGCGTTGCGAACGAGCAGCTGGATGCGCAGGCTTCGCGGGTTAAGGATTTTATGAACCTTTACCTTACGGAATTGGCCCCTGAGTTTTACGAAGAGTTTGACCAGATGCTGTTCTGGTTGGCGCTGGTGGGCTCGACGTTTAAGAAAGTATATCAGGATCGGCTGCTGGGACGCCCGGTGAGCCGATTTGTTTTGCCAGACAATTTTATTGTTGCATATGGCACGACCGATTTAGAAACTTCGCCGCGTTTCTGCCACATTACACCTATGACGCGCCGCAATTTCCGTTTGGCGCAGCTGGCTGGTGTATATCGCGACATCAAGGTTGGCGATCCGCAGCCGGATGATACAGATCAGACGCCGATTCAGGCTCAGGTTGACGGCGTTCAGGGTGTTGAGCCGGGTGCAGAAGGTACGGAAGAATATCGGATCTACGAGGTTTATGCTGACCTGAACCTTGAAGGCTATGAGAATGAGGATGGCATTCCTCTGCCGTACATTGTGACGATTGAAGAGGGTAGCCGTAAGGTTCTGTCGATCTATCGTAATTATTTAAAAGATGACCCCACGTTTAAGCGCGAGGGTAACTTTGTCCACTATAAGCTGATGCCCGGTGTTGGCTTCTACGGCCTTGGCTATGCACACTTGCTGGGGAACTCGGCAAAGACGGCGACATCGATTCGCCGCCAGCTGATTGACGCAGCGACGCTGAACAACTTCCCGGGTGGCTTGCGCGTTAAGGGTATGCGCCTCGACGACAATAACATTGGGATTGGCCCGACTGAGTTCCGTGAAATTGACACGGGCGGTATGCCGATTCAGAACGCAATCATGACGATGCCATATAAGGAACCTTCGCAGGTTTCTCTGGCACTGCTAAAGGAAACTTATGAGAGTGCGCGGAATCTTGCAAACACGGCGGAGATTGCCGTGGGCGAAGGCAGACAGGATGCCCCAGTTGGAACGACTGTGGCTCTTATGGAAGCGGCAACCCGACTCCAGTCGGCGACCCTCAAGAGGGCGCATAAGGCATTCAATCGGGAACTAAAGATGATTGCCAATTTGTTTGGCAAGTATCTACCCGACGAACCGTATCCGTTCCCTGTTCGCGGTGGCATGTCGGCGATCATGCGGGAAGACTTTTCATCGAATGTAGATGTCATTCCTGTAAGCGACCCGAACATTTCGTCGTCGGCCCAGCGCATGATGCGCGCAGAAGCTCTGTTGCGGTTCGCTACGCAGCAGCCTGACCAACACAATCTGCGTGAAGCCTATCGCCAGATGTACGTTGAGATGGGTATCGATGAAGAAAAGATAGAATTACTGCTCTTGCCTGAACAGGCCAAGCCAAAGCCACTGGATCCTCTGTCTGAGAACCAGAACGCGCTAACCGGCAAGCCACTGGTTGCAGGCGCGTATCAGGATCACGACGCACACATCGCGGCGCACGCTCCGATTGCTGAAGAGAACCCAGCGCTGCAGGCCCACATCAATGAGCATTTGGCTCTGAAGATGCGCGTGCAAGTCGAGCAGATCATTGGCCAGCCGTTACCGCCTCCGGGCGAACCGCTGCCACCAGAGATTGAGAACCAGCTGGCGGCTATGGTTGCACAGGCCATGCAGCAGCTTGCGCCATCTTATAAGGCTCAGCCTCCGGGCCCAGATCCAATGCTTCAGGTGGAGCAGATGAAGGTTCAACAGCGCGATGCTGATAGTAAACTTGATGCCCAAGTCGATATGGCGAAGGCGCAATTAGAAGCCCAGACTGACGCGGAAGACCGGGCTTCACGAGAGCGGATTGCAGTAATGAAGCTACAGTCCGAAGCCCTGCGTAATAATGGAGGTTACCAATGAAAATGACTGACATGCGGGCTAAGGCTCGTGCAATTTTCGGTCCAGCAATCGCTGAGCCTATGCCTAAGCAGCCCAACGGTGCAAAGGCTCTTCAGGAGCGTGCAAACGCCCGCCCGATCCCGACCTATAAGGTTGGCGGTGCTGTGAAGAAGGGAGCCCCGCCGCAGCCGACTGCAGCTGAGCGTGAAGCAGAACGCAAGCGCCGCGAGAGCTTGGCTAAGGCAAAGGTTACGCAGAGCGAAGCTGACACCCTTGGTCGGTCGATGCGTTCTGAGGGGCCTCGTTATAAGCATGGTGGTAAGATTGCAAAATACAAACAAGGGGATATTGTTGTTAACGCTACTAAACCGACATCCGACTCTGGGATGAATATGCAAAATTTAGATTACAGGCTTCCACCCACCATGGGTGGCGGTGGCGGCGGTGGCGGCGGCAGTAGGGGTTTGCAACTACGCCCTACTGTAATGCGGCAACCTTCATCTGATCTAAGTAGGATTACTGGTACATCACCGCCAACGGGCGTTGGGGTTAAGGGCACGCTAAGATTTAAAAAGGGCGGTGACGTTCACACCTCTTCTGACACTGCCAAGAAGCTGGCCACTGAAATGGGCGGCATGAAGAAGGGCGGCAACCCAAAGAAAGACGGCCTCGCTGTCATGATCGCCATTGGTTCACCTATGAAGGGCATGAAGAAGCCAGTGAAGAAAATGCACGGCGGTAGGATGCACGCTGAAGATAGCAAGCCCGTCAAGAAAATGGATGGCGGCATGATGTACGCTGATGGCGGTAAGCCTATGATGAAGGCTGCTGGCGGTGCTGGCAAAGTCCGCAAGGGTATGATGTCGCCTGAAGGCAAGATTGTTGATGCCATGAACAAGGTTCGTAATTCGTAAGAAAGGTAATTGTCATGAGTACTCCAAGACCAAGAAGAGAAGGCGAAAGCGACGAATCATACAGAGCTGCGATGGTTAAGCTAGGCAAATTTAACGAAAAATGGTATGGCAAGTCACCGCGAGGTAGTGGGCCTAACGACGGGGGGTCAGCTAACGCTCCTAGCCGTGGCGGCGGAATAAAGACGCCGGTGAAGGTGTCAGAACCAGCTCCGCCTAAAGCGGGGTTTAGGACCCTCAGTCAGTTTAAGGCAGACAGCGCGGCGAGGAACGCCGCCATGACAAAGCGTTTAGCAGATAATAAGACTAACTTGGGGAAGACCGACGTTGGAAGGCGCATTTTGGCTCAAGAGAAAAAGAATGAACCTATTGTAGCGGCTAATCGTGCCAAACAACAGGCTGATAGGGATGCTAACTTGGGGAAGACCTTCACCGGAAGGCAACTTTTGGCTCAAAGAAAAAGTGCGGCTGATCTTGCCAAAGGCACAGGCGCGCAGTCATCCGCTGCGGCGACCACAGGCGGTGTAGCGCCACAGCGACCTATGCCACTTTCGCCAACACAAGGATCCGCACCAGCTCCAATCAAAAAAGCCGCTGGTGGCGCGGCTAAGGTTCGTAAGGGTATGATGTCACCTGAAGGTAAAATCCTTCACGCCATGAACAAGGTTCGCGGCAAGTAATAAAGAGAGCGCGACCGTGCATTAATAGCGCGGTCGCGCACAATTAAATATCGGCAGAAGGTGGGCGAAGACCTGCCGCTGTAAAAAAATACCGGAGAATAAAATGAGCGCAGAGGAACTAAGCCGTAGAGCGGTTGAGCGTATCAGTGAGCTGCGAGATCGCGCCACTGAATACTCATTAAATGCACGTTTTAAGCCGTCGAGCCAAGGGGAGCGTTATGTTCCTGCATCGTCGGCAGAAGAGATTGCCCTTCAGGTTCTGGAGGGGAATGCGTTGGTGCGTGGCTATACAGCTGCAATTCAGGTCATCGCCGACGAGTATAAGCGCATGATGCAGCCTGATGACGATAAAATGCCGGAACAAAAAACAAGGAGTCATTACTAATGAACATGAGTAATATTGAACCGAACGAGGAAGCTGAAGCAAAGCAAGTCATCGATGAGCAGTTCATAGAGATGACAGGCCAGCCGTTTGATATGCGGCCAGCTGGGTATCTTGTGGCTGTAAAAATTTACATTCGTCCCGAAGAACTCAAGACAATTAAGCAGGAAGACGGCACGGAAGTGACGCTTTACCTGCCTGATACGGTTCGCGCTGAAGACAAGTATTCTTCGGTTTCTGCCGTGGTTTGCGCTGTTGGGCCCGAAGCCTATCAGGGTGAGAAGTTTGAGCGTTCTGGGCCGTGGTGCAAGGTTGGCGACTGGATCTTGATCCCGCGCTACGAATCGACAATGGTTTCCTATCGCGGTGTTGCAGTGGCGCTTCTACCTGATGATCGCGTCATGGCGGTTATTACTGGGCCAGAAGATGTTGAATCCGGCAAGTCCGCTGGCAATTTTTAAGGAATAGATCATGGATGAAGAAAATGAAATTCCAGAACTTCCCATTACGGAAGAGGGGCCGACAGAGGACATAGACATTGAGATAACGGAAGACGATCTCGGTGAAAGTCTCGCGGATTACGAACAAGAAGAAGCTGACGAGCAACCTGAGGAAGAAGAGCCTGAGGAAGAGGAAGCTGAAGCTGAAGAGGAGCCTGAAGAAGAGGCTCCGAAGCGCAAGCGTTCACCTGACAAGCGGATAGCTGAGCTATCCCGTAAGGCAGCAGATGCTGAACGCCGTGCGCAGGATGCTGAGTCTCGCTTGCAGAACGAGGCGCAAATGCGTCAGCAATCTGACTTTGCGATGATGACGCACTACAAGAATAACCTCATTAATGAGGCCGGCTCAGTTAAGCAGCGCCTCATGGATGCGCATTCTATGGGCGATAGTGAGCAGATTGTTGAGTTGCAGAGCATTTACTACAAGCTGCAAAACGATCTCAGTGGTGTTGAGAACTGGGAAGCTGAGCAAAAGGTAACGACTCCAGAAGTGCAAAAGCAAGCGCAGCCAAGGTCTGAACCTCAGACTACGCTTGAGCCTCGCACAGCTGGATGGATTCAAAAGAATGATTGGTTCCAACCACAATCAGCTGAGTTTGATCCTGAGATGCACGAAGAAGCGACACTGTACGCACGCCGTATCGAGCGTCGGTATCGTTCCGAAGGTCGTGACGACGAAATCGGTGGGGTGGATTACTTCACGGAAATTGACCGGCACATGCGCAAGGAATATCCTGACGCATTCTCGACTGTATCAACCCCAAGCAAGAGAACGCCGCCAATGTCCCGTGAATCTAATGTTGCACCTGTCCAGCGTAGTGCGCCAAATCAGTCGGGCAAAAGCTCAAAGATTATTCGTTTAACAGCTGATGAACGTCGATTGGCGCACCAGTTGGCACAATCCGGTGCAATTCGTAATCCGGATGGAAGCCGCATGACGCTCATTCAAGGCGAAAGAAATTACGCAGTTCAAAAAGAAAAACAGAAAAAAGGATCTTAAAAATGGCACGAGCAACAAGAGTCTCGCAAAGTCGAGCATCGGAATCACGCGAATCAGGTATGCGTAAGCGCCCTGAAACCCACTGGCAATCTAAGCTATATGTTCCCAAGGATAAGATCCCAGCGAACATGACATATGCTTGGGTTCGCGAATCAACCCTTAACGAACCCGATCCAGACAACATGACGGATCGCATGATCAAGGGCTGGGCTCCAGTTCCTGCGTCACGCCACCCTGAAATGGTTCCCCCTCCCCTTCCCGGCTATGAAGGCTTGGAAGTTCAGGTTATCCGTCGCGGCGGTTTAATGCTATGTGAATGTCCTACACGGGATGTCAACGAGCGCACCGAAGATCGCGATCTGGAGAATATTGAAACTTTGCAGGACGTTGCATGGACTGGTCAGAACGACCCGAACTTGCCACGCTTTGAGGATAAAGATAGCGGCGTATCGTTCGAGCGCGTTACGTCATTTAAGGATTAACCTCCGGCCACAGCGTACTTATTCGCGCTGTGGGAACTTCCCCTGCCCGGGCAACTGGGTGGGGGTTTTTTTATTCTGTTGACAATCTATTAAATTGAGTTATTTCTGTTGTCCTCGACGCAGGTCACGTATCCTGCATCTCGATGGTGGTCACGTATCCACTCCTACGGCGGGTAGTCGATTCGATGTCGCGTAACGTATCGCGTCACCTAGCAGGCAGGTTAAAGCCGAATCATTCATTTTAGCATGGAGAAACCGTATGTCTTACGGAACGAATGCGCCTAATGGTTTTCAGCCCGTCAAAAAACTTGATGGATCTGCTTGGACTGGCGCGACAAACCCTTACCAAATTACAAGCACCTACGCGACTGCACTTTTCCGTGGCGATCCCGTAACAATTCTTACTGACGGCACACTTGGCGTTGGCGTT